AGAGTGATCTGGCCTATCTATCGAATGTATGAGGCGAGTGCCCGTGCCAATGCTCGCATCGCTCTCGCCTGGTTGAATCTCTATGCCAAGTAAACCGCCGAGGCCCTGCCGAGCACCGGCCTGTGGCCACAAGACCACAGCCAGCCATGGCTATTGTGATGAACATGCCCACCTGCACAAGCCGTGGGGAACACGTAAGGGATCGGGTCGAGGCGGTCGCCCATGGCGGCGTAAGCGTGATCAGGTGCTGCAGCGTGACAAAGGTCTATGTCAGCCCTGTATGCAGCAGGGCAGGATCAGCCCGGCCACACAGGTGGACCATATCATCCCGGTGGCAGAGGGCGGGACAGACGCGGACAGCAACCTTCAGGCGATCTGCAAGGCCTGCCATGACGTGAAGACGCAGGCTGAGGCCAAGCGAGCACAGCAGGGGTAGGGGGGTGTGAATCCCTACAGGAAAAGTGCTCGGACACCGCCGCCTCCATTACTTTTTTACAGCCGCGAAATATGAAAATCGATACCGGCGCGATTGGAGGGTGACATGGCAGGTACTTCTCGCAGTGGCCGCAAGCCCAAGCCGACCCAGCTGAAAGTGCTTCAGGGAAATGCTGGCAAGCGCAAGCTGAACGGTGTTGAGCCAACAGCCGAATCCCTCAGCGCTGTCCCGCCTGCACCTGAGTGGATGCACGAACGTGCGGTAGCCGTTTGGGATAACGCCGCGGCTTGGTTGGTCGGCGCCCAGATTCTGACCGATCAGGATCTGCACAACCTCGAAGCATTCTGTATGGCCTATGCACGCTGGCGCGATGCTCAGGACCACGTAACCACTCACGGCGCCGTGCTTGAAAACCCGAACACCGGTGCCCTTTACAAGAACCCGGCTCTCACCGTGATCAACGAAGCGAACCGTCAGATGGTCGTGTTTGGTTCAGCCCTTGGCCTGGATCCGGCAAGCCGCTCCCGACTGGCAGCGCCTAGCGGTGAAGAAGCGGGGAACCCATTCGCCGAACTGCTCGGCAAGAAGCGGGGCGGGAAGTGATGAGACTCAATGGCCAGTTATCCGAACGTCAATGCCGCGAACAAGTACGCGCGGGACATCGTGGCTGGCCGAATTGCCGCGTGCAAAGAGGTACGGCAGGCGTGTGAACGCCATCTCAATGACCTGAAGCTGTCGAAGAAGCGCAGCTACCCGTACAAGTTTGACAAGGACGAAGCGGAGAAAGCCTGTGTTTTCGTCCAGCTGCTGCCCCACACCAAGGGCGCATGGGCACGAGAACGCAAGCTGATCGAGCTGGAGCCCTGGCAGAAATTCATCTTCTGCTGCCTCTTCGGCTGGGTGAAGAAGAAAGATGGCCTGCGCCGTTTCTCTGAAGCCTACTGCGAGATCCCGCGAAAGAACGGAAAGTCCGTGATTGCCGCTGGCGTGGGTATCTACATGCTGTGCGCCGATGGCGAATACGGTGCCGAGGTCTACTGTGGCGCGACCACAGAGAAACAGGCATGGGAGGTGTTCCGCCCGGCCAAGCTCATGCTCGAAAAAACACCGGCGCTGAAAAACGCCGCCGGCATCGAGATCATGGCCAAAAACATCAGCATGCCCGCTGATGGCAGTCGGTTCGAGCCGCTGATCGGCAACCCCGGCGACGGTAGCTCCCCCAGCTGCGCGCTGGTTGATGAGTACCACGAACACGACAGTCCTGATCTCTACGAGACGATGATGACGGGGATGGGCTCGCGTGAGCAGGGCCTGATGTTCATCATCACGACAGCAGGCTTCAACCTCGCCGGCCCCTGCTACGACAAGCGCCGACAGGCCCAGCAGATGCTGGACGATGTGATGCCGAACGATGAACTGTTCGCCATCATCTACACCATCGATGCTGACGATGACTGGCAAGATCCGGCCACGCTGCGTAAGGCCAACCCGAACTACGGCGTCTCAGTCTCCGAGGAGTTCCTGCTCAAGCAGCAGCGCGACGCGATCCGCTACCCGAGCCGGACAAATGCCTTCCTGACCAAGCACTTAAACGTATGGGTATCGGCGCGCACCGCTTGGCTCAATATGGCCGACTGGCATGCATGTGGTCACCCTGAGCTCACACTGGATCAGTTCGTTGGTCGTGAGTGTTGGCTGGGTGTCGATTTGGCCAGTAAGACCGACATTGCCAGCATCGCGCTGCTGTTCAGAGACAAAGACGAAAACGGCCGCGATCGGTGGATTGTGTTCACCCGCAACTACCTGCCGGAAGGCGCCATCGAGCGTGCTGGGAACAATCGCGCCGCTTATGAGGCTTGGCAAAACGCCGGTTACCTGGTCGTCACCGATGGCGAAGAGATCGACTTCGACCAGATCCGCGAAGAGATCCGCGATCTGGCTGCCATGTTCCAGATTAACGAAATCGCCTACGACCCATGGCGTGCCACCCAGCTGGCCCACCAGCTGATGAAAGACGGCGCCGAGATCGTGGAATACCGCAACACCGTCCAGAACATGAGCCCACCCATGCGGGAAATGGAAGCGGCAATCACCGGCAAGCGCTTCATTCACTCCGATGATCCGGTACTCACCTGGATGGCCAGCAACGTCACGGCCAAGTCGGACGCCAAGGACAACATCTACCCGCGCAAAGAGCGCAACGAAAACAAGATCGACGGCATCATCGCCATCCTCATGGCGCTGGGTCGGGCCATGAACGCTGATCACGAAGCGCCAAAAGAATCCATCTACGACACAAGCGAGGTCGCATGTTGACAGCTCTCATTTTCATTCTTGGCCTGATCGGTGCTGGCCTGTGCGCTTTTGGGGCGTGGCTGGTGTACCAGCCGGCTGGCTTCATTGTGGCTGGGCTTCTGCTCATGATCACATCATTCATGTACGCCCGCGCTCAGGCATATGCCCAGTTCATCCGGACGCACACCGATAAGGCTGAAGACTGATGTTTTTCCCCGGACTCTTTGCCAGCACCCGCGCAGATGGAATCTCGGCCACACCGGCCCAGAACTTCACCCAGTGGGTAAGTTCTATGGGTGGACGCCAGACATCAGCGGGCACCATGGTCAACACCAAAACGGCTCTTGCGGTGAGTGCGGTGCGTGCCTGCGTCACACTGCTGGCCGAGTCGCTGGCGCAGCTGCCCTGTGAGCTTTACCGCCGTGATGAAAACGGTGGCCGCACCAGGGCAACCGACCACCCAGTGTATGACCTGATCCACTCAGCCCCCAACCGCAAAGACACGTCGTTCGAATACTACGAACAGGCGCAGGGCTGCCTGGGACTGGAGGGCAACCACTATGCGCTGATTGAGCGTGACGGCGCGGGCTACCCAATTGAACTGATCCCGGTACACCCGAAGAAGGTACAGGTGCTCAAGGGTGCCGATGGCATGCCGTACTACCACCTGACGGACCTGGGCGAAACGCTGCCCATGCACATGGTTCACCACATCAAGTACTTCAGCCTTGATGGCTATGTGGGTCTCTCCCCAATCGATACCAATGCAGACGCCATCGGGCTGGCACTGGCTACCGAGCAACATGCCGGGGCTGTTTTCCAGCGTGGTGCCACCATGTCAGGCGTCATCGAAAGACCTCAAGGCTCGACACCGATTGCAGATCAGGCCGCCATCGACCGCTTGCTGAGCAAGTTTGCCGAGCGCCACGCAGGCCTGCGGAACATGTTCTCAGTCGCGTTGCTGCAGGAAGGCATGACCTACCGGCAGCTGGCCATGGACAACGAAAAGGCCCAGCTGCTGGAGTCCCGCAACTTCGGCGTCAACGAAGTGTGCCGGCTGTACAAGATCCCGCCGCACATGATTCAGCAGCTCGACAAAGCCACGTTCAGCAACATCGAACATATGGGCCTGCAGTTCGTCATCTACACCTTGTTGGCCTGGGTGAAGCGACACGAAGCCGCCATGATGCGCGACTTGTTGCTGCCGGCTGAGCGCAAAAACCACTACATCGAATTCAACGTCAGCGGCCTGCTGCGCGGTGACCAGAAGTCCCGCTACGAAGCCTACGCCATAGGTCGTAACTGGGGATGGCTGTCGGTTAACGATATCCGTCGTCTCGAAAATATGCCGCCGATCCCGGGCGGTGATCGTTACCTGACACCGCTCAACATGGTCGACTCAGCGCAAATGCAGCAGTCATTCGAAGCCACACCCGAACAGATGAAAGACATCGAGGAGATCCTATGTCGCACTTGATCAATTACCCGCATATCGCCTCGATGGTGTTCAACACCCCGCTGTATGCTGACCCCACTCTGGTGCGTGCGATCAAGGCAGTGCTCGAGCCTCGCCTGTTGGGTCGAATGGAAAGCGCACCGGCCAGTCTTGGTTTGGCACAAAGTCAGCCGGCAGTGGAAGCCAATAGCAACCATGAGGACCGCTATACCCGCAGCCTCACCATCGCAGGAAAACTCGCGGTCATCTCAGTGCATGGAATTCTGGTACCGCGCCGCGGCGTCATCCAGGCCTGCGAAGAGCTGATCAGTTATGAATACCTGCGCGGTCAGATCACCGCAGCCCTGCGCCATGAACTGGTAGAAGAGATCGTTCTCGACTTCCACACTGGTGGCGGCTCCGCCATGGGCTGCAAGGAAATGGCCGACTTCATCCGGGCCAGCACCCAGATCAAACCGATCACAGCCATCATCAACTTCGCGGCGTACTCGGCCGGTTACTTCCTGGCCGCCGCCTGCAGCAAGATTATCTGCAGCCCGACCGGCGGTGTCGGTTCCGTGGGTGTGATCATCGAAACATTCGAGGTCAGCAAATGGGAAGAAGAGGTGGGTATCAAATACAACACCTTCTACCGCGGCGGTCACAAGAACGACTGCTCCCCGCACGAACCCATTACGGATCAAGCCGTGGCCGAAATCGATAAACGCCTCGACAAGGCCTATGCCATCTTCACCGGCTCCGTTGCCGAATACCGTGGTTTGGATGTGCAGGCCGTCATTGAAACAGAAGCCCGGCTGTTCGATCCCGAAGAGGCGCTTCAGCTCAACCTGATCGATGAGATTGCCCCGGCACAGGACGCCATTAACGCAATTGCCCAGCGATACAAATCAACCCCTACGCGCAGCATTCGGGCACAGGCCCGCGCGTACGACACAGCTTGCAAGATCTAGCCACGCGGCGGATCTGCACCAAACAGGCGGCCACTCGGTCGCCTTTTTTATAACCAGCAATGACAGGTGACACCTATGAATATCATCGAACTCCGCCGCAAACGCGCTGACATCAACGCATCCATCCAGGTGCTGGCGCAGGCAGAACAGGAAAACGGTGAACTGACGGCCGAACAGCTGCAGCAGTTTGAGCAGCTGACCACCGAGTTTGATCAGCTGAGCGCACAGATCACCCGCCTCGAAACCGCTGAAAAAGCGCAGGCGGCAGTGGCAGCACCAGTGGGCTCTTACAACGGCGGCCAGGCCCCGGCGGTTCACGCCAAGGCAGAACTGAAGCAGTACCAGGGTGCCAAGATGGCACGACTGGCAATGTCGGTAGCGGCAGCCAAAGGCGACATGGAAGATGCCGCCAAATTCGCACGCACTGAAATCGGTGATGCGGACGTGGCCATGGCAATCGAAACCAGTGCCGGCAGCGGTGGCGCCTTGATTCCGCAGAACATCCATGAAGAGGTGATCGAGCTGCTGCGTGCGCGCACCGTGGTACGCCGCCTGGGTGCCCGTCCGGTACCGCTGCCGAACGGCAACCTCAGCATGCCGCGCCTGAGCTCCGGTGCCACGTCCGGCTATGTCGGTGAGGGCAGCGACGTACTGGCCACTGAGTCACAGTTTGATGACGTGAAACTGTCGGCCAAAACCATGATCACGCTGGTGCCGATCTCAAACCAGATGATTGGCCGTGCCGGTTACAACGTCGAACAGATCGTCCTGAGCGATATGATCGGCGCCATGTCGGTGCGTGAGGATAAGGCGTTCCTGCGTGATGACGGCACCAGTGATACCCCGGCAGGCTTCAAGAAGGTTGCAACCGATGCAAGCCGCACTGTTGACTGGGCAGGTGCTACAGCCAGCCTGGCCACCATTGATGCGTTTCTG